TCGTCTCTATGTTGCCGCTTGCAGTGATTTTTCCAGAGGTCAACAAATCCTGTGCGGCATTAGTCCAATCAATATGCTCATCAGAATCATAATTTAGCAAAGCGTCATGGTCGATTTCATCTGTAAAACTTGCAAGGGTACAATTTATCCACAAGTCAGTGGTCGCATCATACCGCAAGAACTGTCCATCTGGCTCTACTTCTATATTAGTGTCGCCAAGTTCCCACAGATCAAGCTCGCCCCATGATGGATCAGTACCGTCAGACTTTAATACAGTGTGCGCGGCTCCAACGGCAAGCCGTGTCCACAATGGCGTGGCCCCTTGTCCTGTTATAATATCTCCACGAACGACAGCAGCCGCGCTGGTATCTCCATGCGTGGCGGATAGTAAATCATGGACAGTAACCGATGTTAAATATCCGGCGTCCCCGTGGTTGCCCCATCCGTACGCAGTATCCCAATTAACGGAATTATCCGTGATGACAGACAACGCTCCCGTGCCCGTAGTCACTTTCAATAATCCAGTATCCAAGGTTGTTGAGACATTTGTAATTGCTGTTTGCAAAAAATGTTCATCGGCGGAGTAATTTAATAGGGCATTATGATCTATGTCCGCAGTGAGATTATGAATGTGATCAAAGGCGGCTTGAAGATTTTCAATTGTCAGAGAATTAGTGCCATAGCAATAAAAAACTTTATCATATCCAGATAAGATAGTCCAGTTTACGCCGCTATTACTGGAATAGATATATTCCCCATTTGCGTACCCATTAAAATCTCCACTGTGCCGCATATGTATCCAACGCGCGTCGCCTTCAAGAAAAATCGAATACATAACTCCTGAAGATAAGGCAAGTGGCGTGTCTAAAATAAAATCTACAATTTCACCAGCGGTATCAGTAGTTATAGAAGAAATATCAACAACCTTAGAAGCAAGGTCCGCTCCTGTTGGCTTTCCTTCCGAAGTTGCCCTAACGTGAAGAGTCGCCGTTGTCGCAGTTAATGCGCGATATAATTTGAAAGATACCTTAGCTAATGAATAATTATTTGAAGGCGTAAATGTATTTCCCTGCCAAGATACATCATCAACTCCAACGTGAGCAGTATCATAGGTATCTTGCGAGTCCTCTACCACATAATCAACGCCGGGAACAGATTCCTTGCCGAGGTCATAGAGATCATCAGTTCCCGGAACAAGCCCGTTTACTGTGCCCTTTCCTGTTGTTAATAAATCCTCCGTGGCCTCGGTCCAGTCTATATGTTCATTCTCTACAAAGTCTGCAAAGGAATCATGAGATAGTGCGTAGATATTAACCGGAGCGGATAATGTCATGTCTGCAAAAGTAGGGCTAGCCCCGGCATGTATATCCTGCGGTGCAGACAAAGTAACTGTACCATCGCTATCATCGGAAACTGTTACTCTGTTAGTTGTTCCTTCAATCCAGTCCGTCAAGGAATCAACGGAGGTTATTGCACCAGAGGAGTTCGCAGAGAGAATGCGGCTCGCGGTAATTCCGCTAAGGGTAACGCTAGCAAATGTCAGGCTACTGTCCGGCCCAAGGGCGAGTGAGGACAATTTTCGGATAGCCCTCGCTACACTAAGCGGGTCATTTGGATTAGACAGAGGTACTAAGTTTGGATTGCCCATTATAGATTAACCCCAGAGTTTTTGTCTCAGTGCAGCTTCGGAGCCATAGGTCTTGCCGCCGTAGTAAACTTCTCCCCGAGGTCCCGTTGTAAACGATACGGATTTTCCGCTACCCCCGCGGGGAGTATTTGCGGCCTGTGCAACAAGATTCGCGATATCCCCGAAAGAGGGCCCGATGTCTTCTCTGCGCTCTATGAATCCGACCTTTCCTGCCAGAGCCTGCATCTCTCGTTGTGCTGCTATGTCTTCGGCCTGCATACGGGCGGGAGTACCGACCTCTTCTTCAAACTGTTTGCTAAGTCCTGCCGCCGTTGTAGTGCTGGCCAGACCAGAGCTAACCAAAGACTGCATTCCCTGTGCAACTGATTTAGTTCTTCCCCTCTCAAGGGCAGCTTCAGTGGATTTCTGTACGGCTCCAAGCTTAGACTGCTCTATGATTCTATCGTACAGTTCAAGACCCTGCTGATATCTTGCCTCATTGGCGGCACGTGCCTGATCTTGTGCCTGTTGAAATCTAGCAATCAAACCATCCAAAATAGCCATTGTCTCTCCTTACTTTATTCTTCCAGCAGTTTTGAATTTAACTGCTAATTTTCCAAGAGCCCATGTAGAAGCAGCGGCTGTATTCTTCAAAACAATTCCGAGGTACTTTCCTCTCGCTTTATTTCTTACCCTGCTCTTACGCCCTGCTCCGGTTACAGTTCCACTATGAAGTGAAGTATCCCCGTCCATGATATTCTCGGTAAGTTCTTCTGCATCGTCTGAGACGTGTATCTCATAATCAATCTTATCGGTATCCTCAAACTCACCGTCTGTAGCTCCCCCGGCATTTACGATTGTGGTTGATTGAAGACGACCTTGTCCGTCCTCGTCCTCTCCGTTCATGTCTTGTACTGGCATAAGCACGTAACTTGATATAGCTTCATCTGTACCGCCTATATCATCATCTTTAGCGTCATCATCAAAGTATCTTACATAGCCATCCTTACAGCCGAGAAGAAGGTCCGCATTTGCATCTGCATTTGCGGGGTAGTCAATCATGGAATAAACACCGCACTCTTCAGGATACGTCTCAGGAAAGAATCCCCCGGAACGAATGTCATAATAATAATTCGAATTTGTTCCGTCGCTAAGCTTTGTGATCGAGATTACAACTCCATGTCTACTCTTATCATATCCTAAGACAATTCTATGGGTCGTGGGGTCAGGAGCCTCGTCGTCCAACAGCTTAGGTATATTTAGGGCGGAAAGATTTTCTATAGAAAAGCTTCCACGCCGTAGTATATCTACCCCATCGGTAGCAAAGAAGTAAAGATTGCCACCCTCATCAAAGCACCACGACTGAGCCCCGAAGATTCCAACTACATCGTTAAGTGAATGAAGTTCACCCCCGGATGCTGGGTCTCCTTGAAGGTAATAGATACTAGACGAACATCCAAAGACTAGAAAGTCATCATGGAAAGGAATAAGAGCTCTTACAATGTCCCCTACTTTTCCTGCGTCTGCGTTCGTACCCGCCACGGCGGTCTGTGCATCTCCAGATACGTATGCAAAATCAAACGGATTCAGCTGTCGGCTCATATACCACTGATGCGGGTCATTGGGATTGCCGCTTAATACAGCACGTCCTCTATACCAACATCCAATATATGCTTTCGCAGGAAGAGAGCCTGAAGCTCCGCCGGGGTAGACAGTCCAGTCATATCCATGCGGGGCAGTTGATGCCTCCGCCACTGCAGATGGGGTTGGGGTTGCTGGGTCCATGTTTCCGTCACCGTCCGATATTGTATTGGTGGCGTCAAAGGCGGTGGTCGTAGTCGTATATCCGTAGATAGCTGTCTTTGCAGAATTTACAAAGTCAACAATCATCTGAGCACCAGATGTAGCTTGAGTAATAGTGGAGCCTCGGCTCGGGGCAGTAGTAAGCGCAGCCACGGTGAGTTTTGTATTAGAAAAATCTACGATCTTCAGGTTAGCTCCGTTAACTACAAAAGCCTTTTGAAGACCAGAGAACATATTCAGATGATCTGAAGTGTCTACTGTAATTCCTGATACTTCTGCTAATGTCCCTGCCACGCTACCCTCCGCGTATACTTTATTATTTCCCGACATTACAAGATGTTTTAATGCCGCCTGTTGGTCTAAAGATACTGCCATGATTAGGTCTCATAGAATATTTTATTGTTAGCAGCACACACTAATCGTTTGATGGTAGCCATTGCGTTTTCTCCGGTAGCCATTGCGTCTTCTCCGGGAGCTACATCGCCGTCTGTAGATACAACCGGCGGGTCAAAGTCTATAGTATTAAATGTCCATGTAGCGGAATCATAATCAACGTCATCTATAGTCTTGCGCACAAACCAGTAATAAGTAGTATCATAATCAAGATACCGACCAAGCCACATAAAATAACCAACGATGCTATAGCGAGATCGGTCAGTCTGTTCAATCCAGCCAATAGCTGGGTCGTAGAACCATACCGTGTACAACGAAATGTCTTCTGCATCGTCATCGTCCCATTCCAACTGTAAAAGCCAATCGGAATTAAGATACATGTTAGCTGTTTCATCAGTTGGAGATTCAAGAGTCGGTGTTGAAACTGCTGACGCACCAGTTCCATACACCCTAAAATTCATGTCTTCATTTGCAACCGGGCCGTCAGTATAATACCCGCCATCTCTCCCATATCCGGGATAATAGCCGCCTTCAGCATCTCCATCATTGAATCCCCATAGTAAAGTTGAATAAGGAGAAGTAGTATCCTTTGTCAAATATGTTAACTTAATGTAATAATCTACGCCGGGCTCGACAGCTATTCCCGGAGAAATATTAAAAGTAACCCAGTTATATGTAGGACTGACTGGTGCAACAGAAGAACTAAACGTACTTTCATATATTAGTTCATCAGCTTTATGAATAGCAAAATAATAATCCCACACTTTGCTATTAAGATTTGATAGGTATAAGTCAACCCGATCTACAGTATAGTTCGCGTCAAATTGTAGCCATTGGAACGCCATATTCATATAGGTCGTAGTACTGCTACCATGCCATGTAATTGGCACATTAGAATGATAAGTGCTGCATTGCGCGATTATATCAGACATCAGTACACCGCATCCTTATTATAAAATGCTCGACACAACGCACATTGCGACGACGGGCTGTTCTGCCGCGCCGACCAAATCGCCATTGCCCCACTTGTCCAGCCCGGGCCGCTGACCAATACGTATTCGATTCTCAAGAGTGTCTACAGGACGTACATTATTCATATACTCACTGGTCAATTCAGGAGCATGTCCATGTAATGTACCTCTGTGTAATCCCTTGAGGGGAGGAAGTATTTCCATCTTAGCTTCTCCAGAGGATATAAACATCATCCCCAGTTGTTCCGTTGAAGTAGAGCTTATTAGTATTGCTAATAGGAATAGTAATAGCCCCCGCAGGAAGAACAGGGCCCGATGCCGCTGCCGACGCACTTTCTCCAATACTGACGCTCTTACCTGTCTCCGGCCAGATGATTACTTCTCTGCACTCTTGATCTCCCCCCTGCCCAACATCATCTGCAAGAGTAACAACCTCTACGCCAAAGGCGGCAGATACTATACTAGAAGGGGTAGCATTGTCTCTATAGTTACTCATCATTTTTCCTTACAGTTTTGCGTGGCCATCAGTCAGTTCAACATTCGTGCTGAGGTAGAAAATCTCAACCAGCATCTTACCGGCAGTAACATCACCCCAATCACTGTCAGACGTTGCCGTCAATTTGACCGTAGTATCTGCAGCAACAGCTTTCAGGCCTTCTCCGGTTGTGCCATCAGAAGTACTATCCGCACCTTCAACAAGATTATTTGCACTTGCAAAGATGTTATGGTCAGTATACGAATAAGCATCAGAGTCACTTGCATTGCCGATATCAAGAACACAGGACGTATCGCCAGTGAAGCCGGTCTCAACTGTAACCTTACTTCCGATAACAAATGAACCAGCAGGAATCTGCTTATTAAGTTCCAACGTGGCTACCGCAGCGCCATCATCAGTGAAGTCACCGTACCTAACAACCTGAGAAACCTTTCGAAGACCGAGGCCAGTGTCAGACAACTCCAAGTGGGCATTAACATTATCAATACTCATTTTATTCTCCCGTTAGATTTCAAATCCATAAACAGTAAATGTGCCTTTAGGAATCCAAAGAGATCGGTAGTCCATTGTGGACACCTGTTCAATATTTGAATCTCTCATCCGTCCAACAGTGTCCGGTGCGATTCCTTTATCTTTTCTTATCAGCGCCTGAATCATCTCAACTGCTCGCTGTGTTTCTACTCCAATTACTTCGTCTTCTTCATTCTCAGCAACAGCCAGAGCGCACTGCATTATTACATCAGACTCCAATTGACCCCCAATAAAGTAGTCTTCGTCTTCAGTTGGTTTAGGAGGAGCCATTACATACGTGCAGTTTGCCACTATATTAGTAGTGGGTGTTGGATACATAATCAGTTCTTGGGTGCTTCCAACAGCGCTGTCAAATTTACCAGTACGGATTGCGTACTGATGGGGATAGCTGCTATACTCCAAAAGATTCCTGTTCTTCATGATCGCATTCTCTGTTACGAGCCTAAGACTCATTGTAACTTCACCTGCGTCAAGAGTTATAGGACGATAGAATCTTTCAAAGTCTTGAGGAAGAAGATACTCCCACTTGTTTGACTCAATAGCCAGCTTAAACGGCTGCTGCAGAAAACTCCAGATGTATATTTCTTGATCTTTCGGGCTTATCGGCATGAGGAATTTCATGTATCCACGATAAGTCAGGTTCTTTACTTTTGTTAGGTCAGAACCGGTAGGAGAAGACCCAAGCCCCAGAAACTCTGAGACTTGTGTATATACATCTGAGAATGTCCATTTCATATCTGCCATAGTCTACTCCAATAATAGTAGAGGGGGCATCCATTCCCCCGCCACTGGGAGACCGTTACTTTTCTTCCGTCGTGAATACTCGAAGTATAAGTTCCTCATACCTAGGACCGCCTAAAGCAACAAGTCCGGCTTGAGGATTATGTTCTCTCTTGATAAGCTTATTCATGACTTTACGAAGAACATTCATCTCATCTTCTGTCAACTCCACACTGTCATCTTCGCAGGAAAGAATACGCCGTGCGAGTGTAATAGCATCTACAATTTCCATGCCAGAGTCCAAGACTCCGGGAATACGTAGCATTTCATAAATCTCCTGACGAATCGGAAATATCTGCTTTTCTATTTTTCGTGTAACGGTGTTGTCTTCTTCCCTTTTGAATGTCTCAACGTCTACATCATAAGGACTAAGATCAAGAGTATAAGCTTTCATGTCTGTCTCCAAAAAGATTAAGGAGGGGGAGGTTAGTCCCCCTCCGGGTTGCTTCTATTACGACTCCGCCGGGTTATTCATGGCGATCAGATAATAGTCGGTCGAGCCGATCTTAATCTTGATCTTCTTCCAATCATCCCCAGTAGTCAGGGTCGTGTCGCCAGTTCCACCGTTGCTGATGAAGTTGGCAGTAATCCCGTCGCAACTCTGGAAGCTGAACAGCCTGTTGATTCCGTAATTGCCATAAATCTCAATCGCATTATCAACTTCAGTCTGGTTTGCCCCGTTGTTGGAGATCATGATTCCGTTGTAGTCTCCGGACGTGGGAGTCACGCCAAGCGACAGATCAACCATGATACCGGCAACCTTACTGCATTCGGTGAACGTGGGGGAACCATGTACCTGGGCCATCAGGCCGGTGAGATGCTGATTCGACCCGTCAATAGTCCCTGTCAGATTCAACTGAGCAAGAATAGCTCTCGTATAACCGGTCGTCGCAGTGAGAGACCCGCTCATGAGCAAGTAACCAGTAACGGAGTTAGCCCCGCCCGTAGCGGCAATTGTGCCCGTTGAAGTCGTATTCACGGTAAGTCCCGCCGAGTACCCTGTAACATGGGCATGGGTCGTATGAATCAAAGAAGCGGAACCAGATACCGACTTCGCAATAGCCGAAGCACCCTGCAGATAGACAAACATGCTCGGGTCCAGCTTTGCAAGACATATCCCGTTCGTATCGGAGCGGTTGACAGTTTCCATCGCAATAGCGACAGGACGGCCAGTTGCGCCCAACTCGTATTCACCATTCTGAATATGGAACGCGGTAACACCAACGGTGGTACTAAGCTCCGACCTTACGGGAACAATTGCTCCATTTGGGATATAGATATCAATCCAACGGGGACCCGTAAGACCTGCATAAGAGCCACCAGCAACGACGCCCGCGAAAAACGCGAGGTTGGCAGTTGCGGGCTCCTCCACTCGAAGAAACTTACCTTCATTCTGATACCCCTCGGCAGTCGTGCTGCTTACAACTTCATCTTCCGGGTCAAAGCCAAGAATGTTGGAAGTGGTATCATAATTGTAACAGAGAGCCATGCCCTCATAAATAGTATCAGTACCTTCGTAGTATACTCTTTTCCTACGGGCCTGAGATTCAGTACCAAACTGCGAAAATGCCATTATAAATCTCCTTTAATAGTTCTATTTCTTAATTCCGATTATTACTGTTCGCTGATAAGGAACCCAGCCCGCTGACGGTTTTCGCAGATAACAGCAAACGAAACATCCAAATTGACGACGAGGACGTTGTGACTTCCATCACGCCGCGTGGGAGGACTCAGGACGAAATCGTTTTCTCGAAGAACCATGACCTTGAAGTAGTCGTGATTCACACCAAAGATCGGGTCCGTACCCATGATGGTCGAGTAGTCAGACGAATCCAACATATCAACATACATGAAGGGGATGCCTTTGTACAGCACACGACCAAAGTACTTAGCCAGATCGGGACCGACATTGTCGTCCATCTTACGAGCCAGGGCCTCAAGATTTCCAAGCACTGCGTCGTTAGTGTAATAACGGAACGGACTCGGAGGAGTCTCCTTATCAATAGCAGTCGGAATCAGGGTCGGCATAAAGTGCGTCTTCCTCGTGGCACGGGCCAGAAGATCGAGCAAGTTATCGCCCATCAGTCCGTTGTGGTCTGCGTAGTAAGAAGCCCAACGAGGCTTATCCGCAGCACCAGACGAAATCGTACCTACGTTATAGGCCGTACCAGAACCATCGTAATATTTGCCCTGATAACCAGTGTGAGCTCCGGGGGAACCATCCGTACCCAAAGACAGCCACGAAGCCAAGCCATGCGGGTTCTTCTTGTCCGAGGCAGACAGCGGAGACAGGATGAGTTTCTTCTGCAGAAGCTCAGCAAACTCACGATACATATTTTTCTGCTTGCCAACAAGATAGTTATAGATACGAACCTTGTTGCCCGTATTCATGGCGAGCTCAACACGATTATAAGTCATGTTGGTCGTGGCATGAACCCAGTCAACTTTAATCTCATGGTCAGTGTTTACCAGATTGTAGGTATCCTCTTCCCAAAGCGAGATCATCTTTGCGTTGCCAGTATCTTCGAGAGTGATAAATGCCTTAACCGCATCACCACTATCACGCTCCGCCTCTTTGAACCACGTATTATACAGTTCATGAGTGACGTCATTGAACGTCATCTCCAAAGCTTCCTTCTTAAAAGAAGCAAGAGTTGCGTGACCGATATCTACTGCTTGTTCAATAGTAATTTCAGCGCCCATTGAATAAACCTTTCAGTTGTTTATTCCACTCCTGCGGACCTATAAGCCTCCGTGATCACGTTAATTTTGTGGGCCTCACTGCCCGGAGTGGCTTTCTTTTTCTTAGTTGCTTTATTAGTTGGGCGAGCAGTAAACTTTTGCTTTCTCTGATTCAGGTCTTTAATGACCTCGCGAGTTGCACGGCCCTTCGCGTTCTTCCCTTCATAGAGAAGTAATGAATCATCGACTGCATCCTTGAAAGTGAGATAAGCGCCGGTGGAATAAAGTGCGTTTGCCTTTTCCCACATCTTTGCTCGTTCCTTTACAGAACGATTACGTTCATCAGGAATACCATCACTGTTCTTAGGAAGCTTGTCATAGGACCCCAACAAGGGAAAATCCTCAGCTAGCTCGTCCATCCTACTATTTATTAAACGGAAGTTAGATACGGCTTCTTTGTTGCGAGCCTCTGTCTGTCGCTTCTGTTCTTCCGCTCTAACAGAAACGAGGGTGTCGGACATAGAGTTTACCTGAGACATGAGGGACTCTAGGACTCCGGCCACTGCAGGGTCCTTCTCACGCAGAGATTTCAAAGTCTCATCATCTAAGGAAACCTTATCCAAATCAGCATCGCCCTTGAGTTGGTCTGACGCCTCGGCGTCTTCATCGACCTCTTCTTCTCGGGGCTTTTCAATAAGTCCTCGCAAGTCTTCAAGCAGCGAGGGGTTAATCTCTTTGATCTTATCGATGGTATCTTCGTCCCAGCCGAGGACGGAGAAGTCATAGTCGTCTTCTTCAGCAGTCTCTTCTACTTCTTCAGAAGTTTCTTCTTCTTCCTCTTCAGTGTCAAGATCGTCTTCTTCGATCTCTTCCTCTTCAAGATACCCATCGTATTTATCCGACAAGTCTGCCGGAATTCCATCTTTCATTTCAATGTCTTCGTTACTCATAGAACCGCACCTTAATTCTTAACAGGACTTTCAAGCTTCTTCATCTCTTCATGATAAGCTTTCTTCTTATCCTCTTCTCTCTTAGTCTTTTCGGAGACATCGCAGAGAAAATCAGTCAGCCCCTCACAAAGCTCCTCTACAAAAGAATTCCCTTCTTTGTCTTCGAGGAAGCAGTTAAGCATCCGTCCGCCGCTGAGCTTGAATCTCATAGCGAGGGCCATAGTATCATCATCGGGACGACGCATGTGCGTAAGTTCAATCGAAGTTCCATCCCCGAGGTCTTTCATAAAATAACGTGTCTTCATTTCTGTCTCCTAGCAATAAGAATCTCTGTTAACCCAGCCCCTCTCGCGAAGGCGCTGCTTTTGTTCGGCCCGGTTTTTAAGTATCATGTTTCCGTCACGATCAAACTTAGCTCCGGGGTGCATCTTGAACACCTCACCACTTTCTATCTGTGAGGGATGAACACCTAATGAAATTGAAAGACGTTCCTTGTCTCCTGTGGATACGTGATTTCCAATCATGTATGATCTTTCTGTCTCTCCTCCACAATCACAGGTCGGAGGAATCTTTTCTTCTGTAGACCAGTAGAACTCCTGAACTATCTTGTGACACTCTTTACACTCAAAGTTAAATAGAGGCATTACTTATCCTTCGTTTCTCTTTTTGTGGCTTCGTTGTCAAACAGTAAGTACTTAATCCACACCCTAAGAAAGTCTAGATTTTCCTGTATCTCTTGTCGGATGCTTTCTGGTGAGTCATCTTCGTGTTTCTTTACGATTTCATCTACAGCAGGAAGATTGTTTATTGGCATACACGCATAGATAAGACGGGTAGTAGATAACAACTCAGCGCATACTTTCTTCTCATAGTCCTTATCACGATGCTTTGCCACTTCTATCTTCCTATAACTAGATACTCGTAAGTGACCTGCTCTTCACTATCTTCATTCTTGATGTATACTGTTCCAGATGGCTTGAAGATACACATCTCGCCCTCGGGCAAATTCAATTCCGCATTATAGGTAGCATTGAATGTAGTATCTATTGTGGCACCATTAGTTACACTTTTCAGTACAATCAAGTCTACTGTAGAAACCCCGCCAAGATCGAGAGCCTCTTCTGTATCAACCGCCGCCTGCTGTCTGTAATTATAATGCACCTTCGTAGGAGTATTGGTAAGAGCAAACTTATCCACGAAAGCCTGATCTTTCCCCAGACCAAGAAGGGTGGCTATGATACTAACAGAACCTGATGCGGCCATTATTTACCTCTCAGCCTTTTAATCTCTTCTTCTGTTAGACCCGCGTCTCTTAGTTTCTTTTCAACATCTGACGTTCGTTTGGTCTTAGCTTTCTTCTTTTTGGTCTCAGCTTTCTTCTTTTTAGCCTCGGCCCTTTTCAACTGTTCGTCGATGTACTCATCGGTGCTCTTGCGCTTCTTACTCTTTGCCGACATCTTAGCGGCGTTTCCGTATCCGATTCCCTCAGGCATCTGTCTCTTTTCCTTTCAGCACATCAATGAGTGCTTTACCCACTTTGTAAATATCTTCCTCTTTAAGACGATCAGTGACTTTGCTTTTTACCACATCGCCAACGGTAGTACCTTCCTCGTCAAGAACAACAGCCTCACTATCTTCTACCGCGTTTATAACGGCTTCCATGATAACTACTGTCTGTTCATAAACATCGTCCTTCTTTACGATCTCCTGCTTCTTGCGCATGTTTGTGTATGCCCCGCCAAGAATGGTCAGAAGATTCGTAACAGCCAAAACGGGAAGAGCATAGGGACCACCCACTGCACCAGCCGCGTTTTCTACATCCTCTACAACTTGCATAGAACTGCCGGGACTTCCGTCTTCATTGGGGAGAAAGAAGTTATCCATGGCGGCACAGCCAGCAATCATAAGAATAGTTCCGGCAATAAGACCCAACAAATACTTTTTCATGATGTCTCCTAGTTTACGGTGTTATCGGACTGCATTTTCTGTCTTGAATTAGCTGCAGCAGAGTCGGCATTGACTCCGGTTCTGCCATCAGCAACGTCTTTATTTTTAACCTTCCCTTGTGTTGGCTGGTACGGGTTCAACCTCGACTCCTGTGTTGGTACGGCGCTAGAGTACATCTCATCAAACTCTCTTATTCCTGACATCTTTGCTAGCTTATTAGCTACCGCAGGAACATTTAATTGATAGCCCTGCTGAGCAGCAATCTGTGCCGTCGGCAGTACCCACTGTGACATAAGAGCTAGTATTCTCTGGTACTCAAGCATCGGAGAAAGGCGTTGCATGGAGTAGGGCTCAACATCAAACTCATAATCCCAAAACTCTCCATCCCTCGCGGCACGATCAAACGTAACGGGGATATCTCCGAATCCCTCAATCCTTTTTATCTGCGGAACCGATATAAGGGGGTCGCTCCAGAAGTACCAGACCATCTTATGCGCAACACTCTTTGCAAAATCATACACTGTCTCCGTCATATCATCTACACTTTTGGAGGCGTTGGCCATTAACATCTGCTCTTGCCCAAGTGTATCTGCCTGCGAGTTCCTTCCACCGAGGGTGTAAAGATTGTTACCTTGAAGAGAGTATTGACTTTCAAGATATTGAATCCAGTTGTATTGTTCTCTATCAACGCCGGGCCATTCAATAGGCTTCAGTCCATCAACATTGGATACCTTGACGCTCTGCCTGTCGCCGCTTCCTGCCAGTCTTTCTGCATCATCGGCAGCGTCACCTTCGTAAGCAAGTACGATCTTCTGTGATTCGGCTTGCTTGCGCATCTTGTTTACTATGATATTCATAGCAGTATCAAGGTCTAGCCAGTACCATACGGGAGGAATCGGAACTGGGGTATTAGGAAAGTCTTTGAAGTAGAGTTTATCGTAGGGTCCGCCCTCAGGTGTATCCGCCTCAATCGTTCTAATTATCTTAGAAGACTGGGGCTCAATTGTCATAATCACATTCTCATCTGGAATCCAGAAGTCAGCAAGCTCAACGAATTCTTTCAGAGTAGTACTTACGTTGTCTAGTGTGGAACGATGCGCTATCTTTTCTGGGGACTCGTCTGAAGCATCACCATGCAGCGCATAGGAAGGATTAAGAAAGTCCGCGAACTTCGGATACAAGTCTCTTGCCGCCTCAAGGGGCATTCTATAGAAATTTCCCTCGAACTCAAAATCCTCAAAGCTAAGTGCCGAGGGGTCTCCAATATAATCAGTAACATCTACGCGGTCAGAATAAACTTGACCAATAGCGTGAAGATGTCCGTAGATTTCAACCTCGTGTGATTTTGTTATGCCCGTCTTCGATATACCAAGACCCATCATTGCGTCTTTAACTATTGGCCTAAGAGTCTTCTTTGCAAATTTAATCTCTCGCATTAAATGATTGAATGCTAATTCAGTTGTTCTTGCAAAGGGCCTATACTCTGGCTTCTTTGTACTAATGAGAAGATAAGGGTTCGTCATTACAAGATAGGGAACTAAAATACTAAGACCCCTCTCTATTAAATTAACGGGGTGACTCTTATCTACAGTCGCGCGCTCAGAGTTAGAATCGTAGAAACCTGACTGTAATGCATTAAGGATGAGTTGTCTATTTTTTAATGCGGGTTTTAACTTAGTCTGCCACTGTTTTGCTCCAGAGATCAATCTCTGGGGAAAACTAAGTTTGACATTCTTCTCTTTAAGCTTTGACATAATTAACCCTAGTACCGAAATCTTCTGTTGCTTTTCTTGTTACTCTGTAGTTTTCTACTTTTCATTCTCGCATGAAGAGAGTGTTCAGAAGTCGCCGCTCGCTTTTCAATTAGTGCCTTTGGCTGGTACTTCATGGCAAGAACACAAAGACCAAGAGAGATAACACGGTCGCCGTGTGAGGAAGCAGCACCACTATCATCATCCTCGGAAGTAGCAACAGGATGAGGAGTACCGGCGTTATTAAACATGTAACATTCAAGTTCCCTTACTACGTTAATATCGTGAATTACTACATATTTCTGTGTCGGTTTTTCTTCAAGCCCCTCTTTTAGCGCAATATCGAGGTTTACGCAAAGTTGATATTTACTTCCCTCTGTACCTTTAGTACTTGTCCACCCCCTTTTGTTTTTCTTTTTTGCCCTTCTTGCTCTCTCGTCTCTTTGGATATACACGAAGGGGTAGTTATTTTTTACGACCTCATTTTCAAACGGACCGCCCGGACCATTTGCTTCCCATATAAGATAGGGCTCTTTATCTTTTCCACCAATCCACTTACACAGGCCAACAACTATTCTTGCGAACGCCTCGGGTGAAGTATTAGGGCAAATCCACTTACCTACTTCCTCCCCCGTATTAGTGTCTAGTATAGAGGCTACAGAGTTAGATGCTCCCTTGCCTAAACTAATGTCACATCCAACGATATAGTTATGATCTTGATTAGGTCTTCCGGAGTTTAATACTCCCCACCAATTAAGTCTTCCTGCCCCTCCGGGATATACATTATAACTCTTAACTATGCCATCTTCGTCTACTTTTATATCTATCTCTCCCTTAAACTTAGGGGGAAATATAGTAGTCTTCTCAATTCGGTGGAGAGTAGACGTAGCAAAGACGGATGCTCCAGAACCCCGTGGCCGTCTGTCTAAGTTACATGCTATATCTCTAGGACGTCTCTCCTCACATTCATTATCGTACCACGGACTTCTCCACCCGCCTTCATTTGAATGTCCGCCGTCGGCGATGAACTTTATATCTTCAAGTTTATGAGCCCACGGAGCAGTTAGATTCTCCTTTTCTAATCTGCTCACAACAATCCTTTGCATGGGCTTGATGTTATTGAATACTTCCGGACAAATATTTCGATAGTAATCAATATCAGAAATCTCAACAACATCATAATCGGGAGAGATGTACAGTCCTTTGTTCTTCTTAGGATTCCTGTCCCAAGGCATGACAGCTACTTGTATTCTTCCAAACTTCTGTGTAATCAATTGATTGTATGGATGCTCAACTCCGTAAAAGTGTGTTGAATTAAAGATCACGCAGGGAGAAGTATCGTGGATAGAGTCGTTAATACTCAATGCCATGTTATAGTCTATTCGTCCATACTCATCAATAAGCACTGCAGTCTGCCGGTCGCCAGCACCAAAGTTTTCATTTGTGGCCTCTCCAGAAATAACAGAACCATTATTCAGATTTTGGAGAAGCATGTACGTTTTAACTATCTCAGGACGCATCCACATCGGAAGTGTGGTTATTGCGTAACAAATCTTGTGCATCAGAGATTTGTGAAGACCTATAAGTTTTCCGTTTTCAATTATCTCTACGCCCTTGTCGACGTATTCCGCTTTTCTGGACCCTACTAGAAACTGGCTTTCCGGGTCAAGTACAAAGTGACCTGCGAATGACTTGCAGATAATTTCAGTAGCGCCCTCTTTACGGGACTTGTCGATTACTAAATCTTTTTCCGTCTTTATGCTGGCATGTATTGCATCTACTGCTTCTTCCTGATGTGGCCAAAGAATGAAAGGCTTGTTTCTAAGTCCGGCTTTGTCCTCAACATCATATACAAACATGCATGTATTAAACAGAATCTTCAGGTCCGCCCAACATAGCTGAAGAAAAGTCTTCTGCATTCCCTCATCACTCGCAAGGAGATTATGCAGCTTCATCCTGTATTCTAGGTTCTCGGTAACACTAGAGGGAATTGCCGCAAAAAAGTCTTCAGGAGTATTGAGGTCTTTAGTCTTCAACTACTTTGCTTTCTACAATTTTGGTCTTTCGATCAGCAGCATCTGCCTGTTCCAGCGCAGCACCGGCAAGTTTTCTGATTACATCGGATTCAATCTCTCCGGTAAGGTTTACGTTTACGTTTGCCTTCTTCTCTTGAATCTCGATTGACTTTGTATTAGTCCATTCTCCAGAGCCTTTAGCTAAATTGATTAAGAAGAAGATTAGCAATTCTTTATCTACAGGACGGTGTTTAAGCTTTACCGTCTCTTTTTTCACAACCATGTTACCTTCATTGTCCTTCTCAAGAACACGATCAACTTCCTCATAATCATAGCCCATTGCAGCCCGAAGTCCATTTGCAACAAGGTGTTGCTTCGCGATTTCTTTTGCTTCCGAGCCTTCACCACAAGCCCGACGAAACTCATCATATCTTGTCTTCCACTGCTGCACAGTCGCGGGCTTTACACCAAGCACATAGCCTACCTCTTTTGTAGACATACCAGCAGCAACAAGACGAGAGGCGACCTTGACAAATTCAAAGTCATACTTGGCGCCCTTCTTTACTTTTCTTCGCAAAGCGCGACCAGTTGTGGATTCTGAATTGCAACTATCAGACATCAGTGAATATCCGGGTCTTATCGATATATGTTTGTATCTCGGGCTCTACTTTATCCCTGCCCTCAGAAGCCCTGCAGTCATCACACCAAGAATAAAGACCCCATCCGTCTTCTCTGGATGAGAATTTCGACTCGTCTAATGTCTTGTAGCAGTGTCTACATTTCTTCATAAATGCACTCCCTCTGTATTTACCATCAGAACTAGGTATAACTGCCTATTTCAGAGGAATTGCCAAAAATATTTTTAACTTTTATTAAAAAAGTCACCGGCACATAATCGTTACAACCGCTACATCTTATACATCTAATATAGTCATTAAAAGTGGATACAATAAATTTTAATAAATGAAAAAATATTTTGAAAAAACTGCTGAAAACAGCGATTTATACCGAATTCTGACGGTTTTATATAGAAGGCGCGGTTCGAGGCAAGGATGCCGAGAAAAGCTAAGCATGGATGGAAAATATAAGCGAGCACGAAGCGAGCGACAAAAAAATATTTCGCAGGAGGAATAAGGTCAATGCGAGCGGGAGGCGAGCGTAGCAAAGGTAAGTAGAATAGCCTAGGACGACGAGCAGGAGCGAGGAGTATAGGGGATAGATACCAGTACTATATAGAAAATCCAAAAGATTTTTGCGAACAACTTTCCCTGCGAAACGTATAGTATAATGTAGCCGCGAATCGGTCGTGGTTTTTTTGTTCATAATGGAGTTTATCGTGCGTAAAATAATTACTTTCACCCATGGGGATAAGACACTGAGACTTACAGAAAAGGAGATGGAAGTGCTTGTAATGCACCATCCATTGTCCGATAATATGACCTATGCTGAAATAGCAGACTGGCTTGGAATAAGTATGTCATCTGTATCTACTCGGTTCAGAACTATGTATCGACGCAATCCATGGATTGAGGAAGAGATCAAGGCGGCTAAGAAGCGGGATGCAGAAAAACGGAAGGGACTGCGAAACTCCATAAAGAGAATGGGGGATATGTCCTGTATCAGCGCCAACAGTGAAGGAGAAGAAACCTTTCTGGGTCAGAAAGTAATTCGAAAGTTCTAGTATGAATCATCTACTATACTCACTTTCAGACGTCCGAGACTTCTTTGACAAGAGAGATTTCCGCCTCTGCTCTTTTGATACCGAGACGACATCTCTTAACTACCATACTCTTAGGATGATGGGCTGTTCTTTCCACAACGGGGATAGTACATGCTATATAAACTTGCGTGGAAACCCCGAGAGGGATTCAATCACGGCCTATCTGAAGCACCTATTTGCAACACACATAAAGAATCTTGTGATGCACAATGCCCCTTTCGATCTGAAGGTTCTTCATAAGGAAGGTATTACAGACGTCACAGATAATATCTTCTGCACAATGACTGCACATCATCTGATCGATGAGAACAGCAACCACGGGCTGAAAGAACTTTCCCTGCGTTATCTAAAAGTAGAGGGGATACGAACATTTGCAGAGGCATCAAAGTATGGATTTGATAGTCCAGAGTTTGTTGAGTACGCATGTAATGATGCTATATGGACGTGGGAACTTCACAAGATATTCAATAAGAAGTTGTTCGAGCTAGAGATCAACCGACTGTTCTTTGAAGTAGAGATGCCATTCCAGTTTACTATAATGGACTTGGAGATCAACGGAGTAAGAGTAAACTTGGAGAGGCTGGAGGAGTTGCGTATAGCTGCCTCGGCTAAAAGATTTGAACTAAAGAGGAAGATGTATGATATCGCCGGCCTAGGGTACACACTACAGGCAGATATGTTCACTGGCGAAGCGGAGATGGTCAGTAAGCATAAGCTTGGAAACCAGCAGAGGGCGCAGATAATAAAGAGCCGCGGGCTTGACTCCCCCTACAAAACAGACGGAGGAGATATTAGTGTAGGTAAGGAGACTTTGATTCATCTGAGGGGTGACGAATTTGTTGATGCCCTTTACTTATACAACATTGTAGATAAGCTGCTGTCTTCTTTCGTAGAAAAAATTCCTTCTATGATAGATGATGATGGCCGTGTTCGGGCCTCCTATAATAACACTGGCACAGTAACGGGAAGACTGTCAAGCAGCGACCCTAACATGCAACAGAACCCGAAGGTCAATCCGGTACTTCCGTTTGACTTCAAGGGAATCTTTGAGGCGGATGAAGGCAAGAGCATAGTAAGCGCCGATTACGCCGGTCAGGAACTTAGGTTGCTCGCAATCGTTAGCGGGGATGAAACACTTATCGACGCTTTCAAGCAAAATCTAGACCCTCATCTTATGACGGGCAACGCAGTATTCGGGCTCGGTCTTACTAAAGAGCAGATGAAGAGAACAAGTGATGAATACAAAGAATTGAAAGAGCTGTATGACCACGAGCGTCATATTGGTAAGAATGGTTATAACTTCCCCATTATTTATGGAACAACCTCTTATGGCATCGCAAGGAATACGGGAGTATCTGAGGAAGAAGCACAGGCAGGCATTGACAAGTTTTTCAACACCTACCCCGGAGTCCGTGATGCTATCAATAAATGTACATCCTTCCTCAAGAAATGCTGGCATGTTCGCTCTCTTACTCGCAGACGTAGACGTCTTGACCCTAACCAAAAGAAAAGCTACAGACAGGCCTTTAACTTCCTTATTCAAGGATTGGCATCAGACATGATTAGACGTGCATGCAACTTGGTCAGAGAAGAGATTAAGAGACACCCAGAGTGGGAAGCAAAGATCATCATGATTGTCCATGACGAGATCGTCTTTGAGATCAAGAATGAATACTTAGACGTAGCAACGGAGAAGATCAAGTTCATCATGGAGCACGCGATGGACTTGCCATTGGACATGGAAGTGGAAATAGGAATCGGTAAGACGTACAGTGAGGCCAAATGACTACCTACAAACGAGACTACGAGAAACTCCGCCGCAATGATATTTGTCCCTGCGGAAGTGGACAGAAGTACAAGAACTGCTGCTTGAAGAGAATTATAAAGACGGAGCAGGAAACATTCGAATACTTTTACAATAAGGAGAATGAGCATGTGGATACTGCTGGGGATAATGCTGTCGATGGTAGGAGCAATATTGTACTTCCAGATTCACGAATTATCGTTCCGTGATAAAGACACAGACCGGAAGCTAAAGAAGTATGCCGTTACACAGAGTAGGCGTCCTGAATGCATGACGTGGACACTTACGTGGAAAGTAAGGTCTTCCGATAAAGGAGTTGTCTTTGACTTCTTCTGTCCGAAGTGTGGCGACGTATCAGAGAAAGTAAGAGAGTTGTTGTAATGGAATGGCTTAGTGAACTACTGAGGTCATTACGTGACTGGTTTCCTAGGAAGTGCTTTATCTCCCCAGATGAGGGAGGGGTTAGAATAACACTAGGAAAGGTGGTCCGTCTTCTTGAGCCCGGTTGGTATTTATATTGGCCACCCCTTCAAGAGTGCCGGGTAATTAAGATAGCTCCACAGATCGTCGACCTCCGGGCACAGAGCTCTCTTACTAGAGACCGGGTTAATCTTGCCATAAGCGGTGGGGTTAAGTATAGAGTAAGCGATTGCCGCAAGGCCCTGCTAAATGTACTAGACTACGACAAGACTATTCAGACACTGGCGCTTGGCATAATTGCAGAATACATTAACCTGCGTGACTTCTCCGAATTGGGCGATCTTATAAAGATACGCGAGGCTATTCTCGCAGGAATAAAAGAAGAAGCCCGTGGCATGGGATTGTATATAATGAGAATTTACATTACCGATATTGGAACAGCAAAGAACATCCGAATATTGGGGAGTTCGAATTACATTTATGATGAGGAAGAATGATGGGACAAAAGCATTCGGCGGGGAAGGGTTCAGTATACCGACCCGTAGATAAGAAGAAGTATGATGAGAACTACGGGCGGATTTTTGGTAAGAAGGTTAAGGAAGATGAGGCCATTGATGACGGAAAGAAACATAATTAGAGATATATACAGTTCACTTCATAGATGCGACGAGTGCCACAATCTAATAAACTGGCAGGACTTTGAACGCGGCTTGGCCCTGCGTCAACTCGTAGAAGTATCCGATAAAACAAAGAGAGTATACCATACATTATGCCGACACTGCTTTAGGCGTCTTAGCGGAAACACAGAAAGGTAGATCATGGCCCATACATTGAATACATTCGTTAGAAATTTCTGCAGTAACTTCTATGAGAACACCTGTGTCTTCGGAGACTGCAAGGTTCTGGATGGAAAGCCCTGTGATTTCTTTGAGAAGGGGGTATATCCTGAATGCGACCCCGGATATCTGTACGCAACGGAGACAGATTCCCACGAAAAGGTCCTGACTGGCTATCGTAAAATCAAAAAGGGATTCAAAGGACTGAAGATAGAGAATATTCGTACATGCGAATGCGGAAAACCGCTGTTGCCACACAAGAGATACTGCGATTCCTGCCGAATTTCGAGGCGCAAGGCTTCCATTCGTGCGAAAGCTAAGAGTTAATAGATCGTTGGTGACAGTTAAGCTGATTTTACCCCCGTTTTTGATAGCGTAAAGGCCGATTTTTTTGATCAAATTTCAGGATACGTACCATAGGTCCACTAGAAATATGCCCCTCTCAGAATCAATCCTAGAGCGTTCTACGCCAAGACATGTTTTGTCCAGATATATACCGATAATCCGAAAATTTTATACACATAAAATTCCCGCACATTATGATTGAAAATCATAATTTCGAGAAAAATTATCCATATATTTTCGAAGAGTCGAAAATTTACCGTAAGAGGATTTCGTCTTAATATACCATCCGGGACTTGAATATCGAAACCGGACGTACCTACACCCATCCGATAATATACGGACGTGCGATTGAGATTATCCTTTATTATGGGCGCCTATTGAAGATCGTCTTACTCTCGTCCTATAACATGGGGGGCGTTCGGCGGGATTGACCCTTATTATCGACAGATAAATGGAGTCTTGATTTGTAATTCCGATAATAACCTATCGGCTGGCTGCGTCTATTCCTTACAATCGCTACAGACCTGCCGAACACGGGCCGAACAGACTTGCGATATTATAGGACTGTCGGCTGTCTGTCCGATAATATAACAGGACATTGTTACTCTGTGTCTTTTCCGTCAAAAGTATTATCCCGCTATTTTCTTTATTCACGGGCTGGAAACCAATCCGGAATTGTTTTTCTTGTTTATCTATCCCTCTTTATGGGCGATAAACGGCGATTGAAAAAGGCTCATTCTGCTATATAGGCTAATACATTTTCGCAGGAAAATAAGGGGCGTCGGCAGGATATTGATTGACTTCGGGCAGTCTATCGGGTATACTCTTTTATGGCCTGTCGGCAAGCGGCTTTGACAAGTTAATAAAGAGGTATGCTATGGGGACTTGCGTTTGGATTGTTATCTGCATTTCGTTCGCTTTGTTTGTCAATTCTATTCTACGGAGATAGTACGGTGAATCGAAAGATAATGGTAAATGGTGAATTGGTTGTTGTCTTGTATCGTCCTACTAAACGGTATCTATCTCTATCGGACGGGAATATATACGATAGAGACAGTGATACTGTGATTATGCGAGATACCTTGCATTTGATTATGGAAAAGGGTGAGACGGATGAGTAGAGAGGCCAAAGAATTCTATCGGCGTGAATACAATCGTATCAAAAGGCTTTTGCATACGTGCGCGCCTGCGGAAAAGGAAAGCTTGAAACGACTATTCAATTACTACTACAGGCGGATGGATTATGAGTAAAGACTGGAAAACATTGTTTTGGTTAACGGTTTGGGCATATATCGCATTATGCTAATCTCTTTACCCTCTTGACTATCGGTTATTGACGTATAATCGGTAGTCATTTTTTTATGTCTATGGTTTATTATTATAGGACCATACGCTAGGTGTTTTTGCCGCCGTTTCGGCGGATTATAACGATTATATCGGACGTAAAACAAGCCTATTTTACGGGATTTTACCTCTTATTGTCGGACGATGTTGATCAGGATTTTGTTCGATATTATCGGACTGGGGTCTATTTCGCTTCACGTTCGATTTTAAGCCGTTTTATTTTCGTGCGGTCTATGATACCCGTTTTCCTTTTTAACGCAACACAAGCGATTCTAGGCGCTTTTAGAAAGCTTGCCGATTATCGCTATTGCCACAACCAGCCCCGAAATTATTATCGGACCTTGGGGGTCAAAAAAATAGGGCGGGTTTTATCCCGCCCCAAACCGATTCACGCGCTAGCGATATACGCGTTAACGCCCAAGATAAGGTTTTGCCCGTCAATCACGATTGACGTCCGGACGTTGCCGCGCGTTGACGCGACTACTTTACTTTTTCCGCTCGCCGATTTTGCCGGATTCTTTGTTTCGGCATCCAAAGTAATAACCAACTTGCCATTTTTCAATTCTGTAGTCATGGTAAACCCCTAAAAAGATAATAAAACATTAAAACGCGTGCTTGTGTCCGCCCTAGTACTCGAAAGGAAATTCAACGTTATCCGACTCCATCGGGCATGGCAATTCCGTTTCGGTACACTCCATTTCTTCCGCATCCCAAAAAGGACAGTTTTCACACTTCTTTTCCACTATACTACCTCCCGATTAAATTGTCAAATAGCCTGCTTCTACGGTCTTTACGCCGCGGCGTTCTGTGTGTTCGGCGAAAATTTTTTCTTTCGTCCGAACGCCATAAGTAATACGGGCTTGCCTTTACTGTGTTCGGCCATTTTCAGGAAATTCTTTTTAATTATCGCCCATCCGAAATCTCATTTATTTATTATAGGACGTACGGGGTTTGGTCTGATAATATCGAAAATAAGTCGTGGCCGTTTGTGAGGATTGTATCGACTGCTTTTGGTCCCATAATAATACTGGGCTAACGTCCGATATTTCTGATCTCGCGTGCGCGCGTGCCTGTGGAGTCATACCGTAAGCGGATTAGTCGATGCATAAGCTGATTAGTTGGGAGTTGTTCTACCGTAAGCAGATTACGCAGGAAGAATTCAGCCGGGCACTTATGAAGTATAAGCCCCTACATGGCTCATTCCGTATTCACCATGCGAGACTTATTTGTAGTGATAATCAACTTTCGGCTTCCTGCCTCACTCGGCCAATCTCTTGTAGTCATCCTGACGATTTTTGACCCGCTCGCATCCCTGCTCGCTATCGCTGCTTCTGTATTTACCAACATAACTCGGCATAACTCGTTCTGGAAACTAAATTCCAAATATCCACATAAGCAAATAGCCAATAATAATCTGGATTTTGGCCTAAAAACGAAGATAAAAAACTTTTGCTAAAATTGAAAAAACATCGGTACAAACAATTCTTGATTAGTTTTGCATCCAGAATGTTAGAAGAATGGTGGAGCGAAGCGGCCGATAAAAATTGCGATTTTGGCGAAATAAAAAATTTTCAAAAAACTTTCGAACAAAAAAAATTTTCGCCCGTATGATAGGCGAAAGCGAAAATAAAATCCGCCGTCCTTTGGAGATCAAAATGGAAAGTAAAGTGATTTACGTTGTCGTACGAGAGCCAACACTATTCTCCTTCCAAAGAATAGAGAATCTGTACGAAGAGGAACTAAGATGACAGTAAGAGTAAGACTATCAGACCTGACAAGATTTGCCAAAGAAAATGGATACGTCGTGGCAATCTATGAAAGATTAACCGACTGGTGGTACTTGACGGACGAGAATCTCGGTGAAGTTGATGAATTTGACTACGACGAGAACAGAATACTTGCAGCAAGGGGCCTAGGAACGGGTGTAGACTTCCGAAACACCTACTCAGAGGATGGACAGTATATGTATGTACTGCATAACACGTACCGTTTAACGACTGTACTACAAGCGTAGAAAGGACAGACATGGGAATAGGGGGAACGATGACTGCACAAAATTATAGGACTGTTGAAATGCTTGCTAAATTTATGGACGAAAAGCGGCCACTATATGAGATACTGTATTTCCTTTATGACGCACAGACCGATAATGAGCAGTTGAAAGATTTAGCCGAAATAGCAATAGACATTATCAATACTTCAGATATAGAAAGGAGCAACACGGAGATCGAATTGGTAACAGAAAAAACGAATCAAATGACTGCCGAGGAATTATCAAGATGCGCGTGGATTGGAGTCGAAGTAGACAGATATAGATACTCCCTCTTGGAAACATACAGTGGAGGTACTTACTGTATCACAAACCTAACTCAAATATACCGAGAACGAAAAACGTCGCGTGCTGAATACATCCAAGACCTTCACAACGACGGGTACTCTCTTCACAAGTTTGATACAAATAGAGAACTAGCCGAGTGGCTAGCAGACGAAAACGTGGACTAGTGGCCGAATGATACCGTGTTAATGGAGTATGCGAATGAAGTACTGTATAGAGCATTTGGATTCTGTGTATTTAACGTTGAATTGTGCTTATCATTGCTGTCCGCGGTACGTATTAACAATTCGACAGAACGGTCAACTTTTTCGGGAGCCGGGAATTGATCAACCAGTCCCCCTTCCCCTAGAGCGGAACGGAATAATAAAAGAAGACGAGAATTTGGAGTAAGACAAATGAAATACATGATAAAGTTGAGCCCACCAGGAGGAATCAAAATTAGAACGAAGGAGGATAATGAGTGTCGGTGGGAACTGGTGACTGTTAAAGAAAAGATTTACAGATGGAGTGGGATAAGAGCGAGCTTTATTCCTCATGACACCTCCGGGAGGATAATAGAAGACTATGATCTATTCGATTGAACAAAATGATTCGTACTCCTTAGATATTATAGCATCTCAGGACTTCTCTGAAAACTACTTGCCTCTACTTGCGGAAGGTAGAATAAGCAGAGACAATTATGTATCTAGGGAGTGGGGAATAGAACTTGATTGTCCTTCTGGAAGAATAAAGGAAGATTATGAGATATAAAATAGAGAAATCTAGTTCATTCGGGGATACGATATTTTTTGATGTCGAGTTTACAGTGGAGGGAATGGTGTGGCTTCTTGCAATTAGAAACGGAAAGATACACAAAGAGGGACTGCCAAATGATGCACACTTTAAGGTAGACAATTTCTACAGACTGCTGGAAGAAAATTAAATTTTTTTTCGAACAAATTTTTTTTTAATTCGTAGTGTAAACGAAAGCAAAATTTTTAATTTAAGGGGAAATAATGGATAACTTAGAAGAAAGACGGGCGGAGTGGACTCGGGAAGGAATGGCATTCCTCACAGACGAGGACCTGAAAGGGATTGACAACAGGCCATTTAACGGTCCTGTTGCATTGAGATTCGATCTGGTTAAGATTGAACAGCCAGCACCCGGAGTAATTCTCACTGCGGCGGACTCATTTGGAATTACATGGAGACTTCTACGAATAACAACACGCGGACTGTATCGGTATAAGTATCTTAGCTCACAACTTGGCTTCGTTCTTGATTCCCTAGGCAGAATTGAATTGGAGAACTAAAATGACTTGTGATTTCTGTGGAAAAGATGTTGAATCTCTGGTGGAAGTTGGAAACATGGAAGTATGTGAAGAGTGCAGCAGTTCCACGAGAGAATGCTTTAACTGTAATGTCGACTTTCCGGCGGACGCATTAGAGTACATTGGAGACGGAAGATACGTTTGCAGTGAGTGTAAAGAAGACTATGAAGAATGTGGAGATTGCGGACGTGTGGAACACCGTCACAATATGTGCGCGGCCCGAGGAAGTTACTACTGTGAGGGCTGTTTTGGCGACCGATTCTTTCATTGTTCTGATTGCGGGACCCTCATTGACAGTAGGAATGACAACTACGGGGAAAACAACGATGGAGATATCTTGTGTGATGAGTGCCTATACCGCGACGATTCTGAGGGAGTCCATGAGTGGGACTACAAACCACGGGCAGAATACCACACGCTTACCAAGAAGAAGCCGGATGATCTCTTCTTAGGCATCGAACTTGAGACGGAGTTCGGACCGGACTGTGCCCGTGGCGAAATAATCGATGTGGCTTCCAGCAATTCGTATTATTACCTCAAACACGATGGTTCTCTGGAAGACGGCGTGGAAATTGTATCTCACCCGGCGACATTCGAGTGGATAACATACAACTTCGACTCGACGTGGAAGAAGATACTGAATCTTCGGTCGGAAGGACTTCTTAGCTACACGCCAGGGACTTGCGGGATTCACGTTCACATGTCAAGATCAGCGTTCTCTCCATACCATCTGTACAAGTTTCAGAAGTTCTTCTATTGCAATAAGAAGCTCATCAGGCTTGTCGCCCAGAGAGACCTGAGAAGGTGGGCATCCATTGGTGGCGGTGAAGAGAATTACATCGTAGCGAAAGCCTCTGGTAAAACCACGTCTGAGAAGTATACCGCAGTTAATATAAACGGCGGCAAGACGGTGGAAATCAGAATCTTTACCGGAACATTAAAGGAAAGTTCCTTCAAAAAGAACTATGAGTTCTGCCATGCTGCTTACATGTACACAAAGCAGGAGTCTGCGGCCATGCTTACTGGGGCCAGATTCCTTGAGTTTGTAAGGGCCAATAAGAAGACGTATCCGAATCTTCTTGAGTTTATGGAGAATAAATTCTCTGAGGACAAGCACGAACCGAACACAATAAAAGAAGTTAAGTATTCAATACTGTCGGACCCCTCGTTCTTCTGTCCTTCGGGTGCTCCTGATCGGTGGGTGATTACAACGGGAGTATCGGAAATTGACATGAACACACCAGTATCTGTTTAAGGAACAACTATGTGCGTGATTATTTACAAGCCTAAAGGCGTTGCAATAAAGAAGTCGTATCTAAAGAACTGTTTTAATAACAACCCCGACGGATGTGGGTATGCGTTTCCAGTGGACGGAAAATTTACCCTGAGTAAAGGATTCTTCAGCTTCAATACATTCTGGGAAAAGTACTACGAAGATTTCAGTCTTAATAGAAAAAGTCCATTTGTTATCCACTTCAGGATAGCCACTTCAGGAAATGTGGATGCACATAATTGCCACCCGTTCCAGATAGACGAAGAAGTGGTGTTTGCACACAACGGGATATTCTATGACTTGAATGGTATTGACCCCCACTTCTCAGACACAATACTTTTCAGGAACACATATCTCAAGACCCTTCCTAGTGGATGGATGTACAATAAATCCATTAGAGCCCTGATCACTAGAATCGCAAAGGATAATGACAGCAAGCTCGTATTCATGAACGACAAAGGAAACAAATGGATTGTCGGCGAGGACTCCGGCTGCTGGAATAAGGGATGCTGGTACTCCAACAGTTCGTTCAGGGGGTCACATTCGTTTGGGTTCTCCGCATCAGAGTATACAGACGAGGAACTGGACAAAGTAAACCATACTGGTGGATGGAACTACAATACGGACGACCCCCCGACTGCTCAGTATGAATCATGGAAGAAATCCTACTATTTGTCAAAGACAGAGACGTGTATATACTGTGGAATAGATCATTACAAGAAAGACATGTACTTCATGCAAGGAACAGGGTATATCTGCGAAAGATGTTCTGACTACCCCGAGTTTAGAAACACGGCATTGATTCCACCGGATTCTATGATTGGAAAGTCTACAAAGTTGCTGATGGGAGGTACAGACAATGAATAAGTGCAGAGTTGTAGTAACAAAACAATGTAACTTATCTTGTCCCTTCTGTTGCATGGAAGATGAAGACATGGTTAATACCTTCCTTCCCCGCGGATACGAGGACGGATTCTCTGATGGATTTGATGAAGGAGATATGTGTAGTATGTAATAAGGAAGAAAAATAAATTTTATTTTTTCACGAACAAATTATTTTTGGGAGCGTAGTAATGGCAGAGTTTCAAAGAAAAAATTTAGTCGCTTGGGCGAGAGTATGTAAGTTCTATAGAGGACTCCACTTTAATTTTTCTATAGACCTTCGGTATATAAACGTATCATTGAGACTTCCTAAGGTGGGTTTTGGTATCGTCTGGCGGGGAAAGTAGGGAGCAAAGATGAAGATTGAAGACATGACATTCGAACAGATCATGGAGCATCTGGCATTACACTATCCGATTGATGATGTAATCAATGAGGCGTACTGCTGGGAAGATAATGGACAATTTAGTTGGGAGATGTAAATGAAACGATGTACTAACAAAGAGTGTTCGTTCAACTATTGTGATGGATTTTTCAAGAGCAAGGAAATTTGTGAGGCGTGTGACGGTACTCCGTATCCACGAGTAAAGAGAGTCAGTCCTGAACATGCAGTTACATCGACAAGAACTACCAATTTTGCATTACATTATGGAATATCGAATGAAAATTACTAACGGATTCAACGCACCTAAGCCCTTCATATGGGCGACAGAGGGCAGTAACTGGCCCCCTAATCCTGATCGGATATATGTGACACAGCTTGCCATGTCTCCTATGGTACGAAGGCTTTTGCTGGAACACTATGACGAGATGGAAAATGATGTTATCTCCTATTACTATCGTATTCTTGGGTCTGCTATTCACTCGGTAATTGAGAATGCAGCTAAGAATCGTATTGGAATCGCTACTGAGCTTTCAGTGAGGCTCCCGAAAGAGCTATTCGGAATTGAAATCTCAGGTAGGATTGACTGGATTGACACCATTGAAAGTATCCTTGCGGACATCAAGACTGCCGGGGTGAACTCCGCCAGCTTCGGACTAAAGGACGACTGGGTTATTCAGGCCAACGTGTATCGCTACATGTTGTGGAAGACCCACAGATACTTGGTGGACAACCTTCGAATTTATCCGTTCTACCGGGACTGGATGCCTACACAGGCGGGCAACGGAGACCATCCTATCTCTCCCTATGGTGATATTGAGTTGCCGGTGTGGTCTATCAAAGAGACAGAGGACTACATTGCGGAGAGAGTTAAGCTTCACATGAGCGATAAGGTAACTCCATGTACTGATGATGAGCGGTGGAAAAGTCCTGACTGTTTCGCAGTGATGAAGAGAGGGCAGAAGAAAGCAGTCGCAGCTACGATGTATATTGACGGAGATCGCAAGCCCATCCCGACGGAGAAGGACGCGATGAACATCATCCGGGAGAAGGGACTGTCCGATAATGAAGACATCTATGTAGAGAAACGAGTCGGCATGTACCGAAGATGTGAAGGTTACTGTGATTGTTCTGACCTTTGTAAGAAGTATCATCCTGAAATGTGGAGTTAATAGTGAAAAGGGTATTCTTCGGAAAGATAAAAGACGGAAAGCTGGAGATGGAACGAAGAGACCTGCTGGCAAACTTCATCTCTAGCCTAAGTGACATGGACGTGGAACTAATACTGCAGAGTGTAACACAGGACCCATCATTAAGACAATGGGGATATCTATATGGTTCCGTCTACACTGAATTCGGTAATCACTTTGGCTGGACCGTGGACGAAGTTGATAAGTGGATGAAGAAGAAGTTTATGGAAGAGAATGGAATCGTACTGCCCGATGGACTTCTCCTTACGAAGACCTGCTTTGACCGTGCGTGGTTAGCTAAGTATGTGGACTCGTGTTTAAGATACGCAGCAGAACAAGGTGTGGTATGTATGCCACCAAAGATTGGAGACTAACATGAAAGTAACAGTAAGTAGTGCTGAAAATGACGGGGTTCTTATCAAAGACGTACCGGTTGGAAAAGGGCATCTGAGCGACTGCGGGGTTGTTAGGTTAAGACTTCCCAAGGAACAGTATATTCTAGTAGATGATACAATGGAAACGTACAACGTAAATATAAGCAGCACCCCGGGAAGAATCGTTGATGTTGAAATTGAAGTGAAGGTTCTGTAAAGCCAGACAAATCTGACTGGTCAAGATATTTTATTGGAGACTAATATGATTACAGTAAACATGAAAGACTCCTCGCCCCGAGTATATAAGCTAGAGGAATTGACCGGAACAAACTATAGTCCTGAGAGAAATGCATTTATAGACCGCAGCGGGACTGACTCCGTGGAACGATTGTATGTTGTGTCCTTCAACAGAATCATTGAATTGGCACATCCATATCACTCCTACTATTGGAGTGAAAAAACATTCAACATTGTTCGGTTCGTCAATCTGAAAGTGGAGATTGTATAATGAGTATTGACTTTTGGGACATTAACGACTTCTCAATGACAGACAACGAGGACGGAACCGCTGATCTGACACTGATTACACCGGAAGAAGTATTGACATTAAAGGGATTGCCTCTTGACGTCGCAAAGGAATTTGAATACTACCTTAATCTTGCGTGAAAGGAAAGAACATGAAAGTTTATGACGGTGAGCTCCCAAACATTATGAAGCTCCAAGACGTAAAACCCGGTGTTGTGTTTCGTGGCCTTGGATGTGTGACACGCGGGGAGGAAGTGGACTGGATGCGGCTGCAGGACAATTCCCCCTTCTGTACCGTAAAGGTGGACGAAGACAATATTCTTCCCGTGGTGTGTTTACATAACGGAGTAGCCGGTCGTATGGATAAAGATACCCTTGTTGTTGTTTTTGATATGTAAGGAGAAGTAAATGAATAATGTACAGTTGTTTGGAAATCTCACAAAGGACCCGGAGACTCGCGGGTATGGTAACAGTTCTTTTACTCTTGTCAACTTCGCAGTGAATGATGGGTACGGAGATAAGAAGCGGACGTACTTCATGAGTGGCGTGGCAAACGGAAAGACAGGAGAGAATATCTCTAAGTACTTGTCTAAGGGCTCTCCGATTCTGGTCGACGGCAAGTTGTATACGAAGAAGGACGAGGATTCCGGCTTCGAAACCCTGCGTCTGGCAATTACCGGATTCACTTTTCTTCCTGCCCCCAAGGCTGGAGGCGGTGGTGGAGCAAAAAAGGAAGAGACTCGGGAAGCACCGGCATCTTTCGATGAAATTCCATTTTAGGAGTAAAGAATGTCAAGTAAGGTGTGCTTCAAATTGGGCGTGTAGATCGTGCCATGCCGCGCTCCACCGGAGTAAACATGATTAAACTAGGACAGAACATCCTGAAGATTGCACATAAGATGGTGGCCCCTGATGTTGGTGTGAAGACCGGGTTCACTGACTTAGATGCAATGACGCTAGGACTTCATGGCGGCGAGTTAATAATCGTTGCCGGTCGTCCTAGCATGGGCAAGTCGAGCTATCTTCTGCAGATGGCATGGCAGATGGACAGGCCCATACTGTTTGGCTCCGCTGAGATGTCCGAACAGATGCTGGGAGAGCGGTTGATATCTCAGATATCTGGTATCGGATTGCACAGAATCAAGGGCCAACGAACTTCACTATCAGATAAAGAAAGGGCAAAACGAGCAGTACAAGACATCTCTAGTAAAGAGATTTACGTGATCGATGACCCTTCCTTGTCTCCTGATATGTTGAGGAGTGCTATGAAGGACCTTACCCCTTCATGTGTATTCGTGGATTACCTACAGTTGTTATCCATCTCAACATTCGGGGGCATGGAAGAAAAGGTTTCCGCTTTATCAAAGGAATTAAAGTCAATCGCTATGGACTTTGACCTGCCTCTGGTGGCGGCAAGTCAGATGAATAGAGAATCAGATAAACGGGACAATCACATACCGCGTTTATCGGACTTGCGAGGAAGCGGAAGCATAGAGCAGGATGCAGATTTAGTCCTGATGTTACATAGACCGTCTTACTATCTTCTCACGGAGGAAGACCCGGATGCAGTAGACGATGGTGAGAGTTGGCTATATGTATCAAAGAATCGCAACGGACCAGTCGGAAAGATAAAGTACAAATGGAGTAAAGAAACGATGTCTTTCTCCGAGCAATCAGCTAAGTACAAAAAATTCGGAGCCTTAATATAATGTTAAGAGTACAGAAGCTGAAGATTCTGTGTCCCGTTTGTGAGAAACCCGATGGTTGTCTGGTTTCGGAAGATGGAGCGGCATGCATCTGCTCAAGAATAGAACAGGGCTCGGTTAAAAAGGTTGGAACAGGACCGTTTTATGGTGGTTGGCTACATATACTTGGTGACTTCAAACCTAAAAAGTATACCGAACCACCTAAGCCTGATATCAACTGGAACTTATTGGCTGTGAAGCACGGGAGACAGTTGATGGAGCATGCCCATGAGTTCGCCGAGTTCTGTCAATCAAAGAGAATCAATCCGATTGCCGCCCTGCGGTTCTTTGTGGGGTGGGATGAGGATTGGATAACGATACCCATCTACGGAAGTGATGGAAAGATATCAGGAATCCAGAGAAGACGAGGGGTGTTCAAGAGATTCCTTGAGCACTCCTCCGCTGGGGTATTTGTTCCGTCTGCTTTCTTCCAGTACAAGTGTAAGACTCTTGCTATCTGCGAAGGATGGACCGATACAGTCACGGCTATACAGTACGGATTCAATGCAGTAGGCAAACTAAATTCTCATGTAGGCAATGAGCAATTAAAATACTTCATTGAGCGTATTGGCTGTGAAAGAATCGTTATCTTTGCCGATAACAACGAAAATAACGTAGGCATAGAGGGAGCAGAGTCGACTAAAGAATATCTGTCATACTTAAACATGCCGATAAAAATAATACTCACTCCTGAAAAGGACTTGAAGGACTGCTATACAAAAGGAATGTCACTTAGAGATATATTTGGAGTGTAATATGAAGTATCTTCTTATTGGATTATTGAGTGTTGTTCTTAGTGTGTCTGCTTTTGCTGATAAGTTTATGTCCGATAACATCGTGCAGATTATCCGAGAGGACGAGGGCAGAGGCACGGGATTTATGTACGACGATGGAAAGATTCTTACTGCCCGCCATGTGATTGCAGACTGCAATGCTGTTGTTGTTATCTACACAGACAAGAAAGAAGAGTACTCCACTAGGCTTATCCTTGACCCACGTGCAGACTTGGGGCTGATTAGTGTTCGCAGGAAATGTGAGCAGAAGCCCACCATCTCTTACGAGACCCCGGCTATCGGTACTACAATCTACATTCATGGATACCCCTATGCATTTGAAGTCTTGAGGCTGACTCGTGGTATTGTTTCCTCGACTACTATCCACAGTAGGGCAGAAATAAACAGGGACCATGGCTGGGAGTACTTCTTCCTCGTGGACGCCATCTTCGCCGCAGGAAATTCTGGAAGCCCAGTGTTCGACGACAATCTAAATGTAGTCGGAGTGGCGGTCGGCAGATACGACAATGTGTTTCTCTGCGTGTCCGCAAATAAACTTGCAGACTTTGTAAGGAGATTGCAATGACGGATGAACTAAAAAAGACAATCAAATTTGCAGAAGAGATGAGGTCCACATTCAGTAGAAAATGTGATAACTACATACATTGGGACGGGTACGTACAAGGATTAAAGGGAGCGAGAAATCTTTTTTATGAAGAAGAAAAAAAGCACGAACAAAAACTACAGATGGTACGTAAAGAAAATAGACGAGACGTTCAGCAAGATTGTCCGACAATCAGCATCGTCATCGGACGGATATTGTAAGTGCGTTACGTGTGGCGCTGTGCGTCACTACAAGGATTCGATGCATGCAGGCCACTTTATTCCACGAACATACATGGGAGTGCGATGGGACAAAAGAAACGTACACCCCCAGTGTTGTAAGTGCAATACCTTCAACGAGGGCGAGGGTCCTGAATACTTCCGATACATGCAAGAAAGATACGGTGACGAAGTGATTGACGATCTTCGTAAAAACAAACTGAGGTCGTGGAGCACAGCAGAATTGGCAGACCTATACGATGAAATGAAACTAGAATTGAAAGGACTACAATGAGACCAGAAGAATCTCTTGAGGCCAATCTAATCAGACTGATGATGGACAGGCCGACTAGGAAACAAGCGGAGGCAATTGCCGCCGGTATTGTTGAGGACATTAGGAACATGATTATTGATATGAACATTAATGGTGTCGAGATCGGAGAGGACGTAATCGACCGTGAGTGGTGGATGGCGTCTCCTGAACCTATCGACTACACCCCTACTCCGTGGATGCCTAATGATATTACAAGTACCGATAAGGACAAACAATGATTAAGTTTGAACCAATAGACGATTATAATTGTAAAATATATTTCGGTAGAGAGGCCGAGATGTACTTAGGATTTCTGAGGCACAGCAAAGTAGCCAATAGAGTTGTTCTTTCCGTGACGGAGGGCGTGATGTTATCTAGGGACGCACTTGTTTCTATTGCCGATAAAATTAAATATATGGAAGACTGTCTTGGAGCAGACCTATGATTAAGAAAGACACTAACCCAAAGGAAGCATTGGGCATCAGGAAAGTACCAATGCATGTTGTTCCTACAAAACCTCTCATGGCTCTTGGTTTGGCAATGATGGAAGGTGGACGCAAGTATGGTGCACACAACTACCGAGAGATGGGAGTGAGGTTCTCCACATACTACGACGCAGCAATGAGACATCTCATGTCGTGGTGGGAGGGGGAAGACATTGACCCCGAAAGTGGAGTGTTCCATGTGGTCAAAGCAATGGCTTGTCTTACGGTCCTGATGGATTCCATCTACATGAATAACTACACGGATGATCGTCCGATACGGTATCCTAATGGAATTGACATGGACTCTTTCAATAAGGCAGCGTCGTCTATTATTGACGCCTATCCAGAATGTAAGAAAGGATACTATCAGATAGGCAAGACAAAGATAGATACAAAGAACAGTGACCATGAACTGAACAAAGCCATAGCCGAGGAACAAGAGAAGAAGGTGTGTGAAATTTGTGGCAAGCCCGCAATCTTCAGAAGCACACCGGAAAGTTCGTGGGGATATTATCCCGTCGGTACTCTATTCTGTGGTAGGCACGTCTGCCGTGGTGATGAGTTAATAGACACCAGTGAAGGAAACTAATGAATACCTTTACGAGGAACAAAACATGAGAGTCTACTTCAGTCACTCGATTCGTGGGGCCGCCGGTCCCGGTGCTTCGCCTGGTGTTCAGGCAGTTAATTGCAGTGCTGCCCGTGTAATGGCAGGTCGTATCAATGAAATGAGGGACGACGATGTTGACTTCTATATTCCTGCGGAGCATGAGGACTTTGTCCAGCTTGCTTACGACAATGACTACATCACAGGGGCTGAGATTCTGGATGTTGATTGTAAGATTATTGATGCTTGTGACGCTTGTGTGGTTTATGTGCCTGATTGGGATACTCTTCAAGGTGGCAGAAAAGTGGAGTATGATCATTGTGTAAAGACAGGCAAACCTGTTTGCATCTTCCATCGGGCATCAGAAGCTGTTGATTACTTAAAGGCACTTGCCGGTGTTCACAGTTATGATGACTGATTTGCCCCAGATCGCTCCAGATCGCCCCAGAATCGTAGATAAACATCAAAATTGACAGATAGGTACTATGATACCTAGGGAGCAAATATGAGAGTATTAGTTATTGGAGACATTCACGAGCCGGTTGCTCATCCAGGCTACCTTCCCTTTTGTTCTGATCTATATGATCAGTGGGATTGTGACCACGTGGTATTCATCGGGGACTTGGCAGACAATCACGCCATTAGTTTCCATGCAAAGAATCCACAATGTCCGGGACCATCGGACGAGTATGAGTTGACATGGCAGTGCATACAGGAATGGAATAAGGTATTTCCTGTAGCAGATGTTTGTATTGGAAATCACGATGATCTTATTCTTAGACAGGCGGAGACTATAAGCCTGCCGTCGAAGTATCTTAGGAACTTCAAAGAGATTTGGGATACTCCTGATTGGGAGTGGGAGTATGAGTTTATGATAGACGATGCTATCTATTTTCACGGCACAGGACGCAGTGGAATACATCCAGCATGGAATGCCCTCCCGAAGAAGATGAAGTCTGTAGTGATGGGCCACTGTCATAGCCGAAGTGGGGTTAAGTGGAAAGCAACAAGACACGAGAGGTACTTCGCAATGGATACCGGGTGCGGGATTGACGTAGAAGCATTTCAATTCGCATACGGAAAGCACATCGACGAGAGACCTATTCTCTCTGCAGGTGTTGTGATTGACGGTGTCCCGTTTGTAGAGCCCATGCCTATGGGGTCTAAAGAAAAGTATCACAGATCGAGGTTTTGAGGTATAACTATGTTGGCTAATGAGTTGGAAATAGGAAAGAAGTATACTCGAAAGACCGTAGACGGAATCCCTAAGAGGTTCCCATTCAATCAAGAGCATGCTACATTCACGGGGTATACCTCGTCTGGATGGCCGTGCTTTAAGTTAGATGGGCCTAAGTATGCTACGATCAATGCACTAGGTTATGAATATGAGGAAGTATAATGATATCGTCTTACTCAAAAATACATCAGGCAGGCCACCGTGAGACGGAGGGAATGAAGGGCCAGCTGGTACAGATAGAGGAGAAGATCGATGGCTCGCAGTTCTCCTTTATGTATGATGGGGAGAAGGTGCACTTCAGATCGAAGAACCAGCAAATATACCCGGACAATCCACCGAAGTTGTTTGCTAAGGCAGTTGAATACATAAAAGAAAACACGAGGGACTTGTGTGTAAATAGAGTGTATCGTGGGGAGTGTGTTACGTCCAACAAGCACAATACTCTAGAGTATGCTAGGTGTCCGAAGGGCTACGTTGTTATCTTTGATCTTGAGAAGTCTGATGGTTCCTGTGACTACGGCAATGACCTTATCAGGGCATACACTTGCTCGTATCTATTTGATGTAGTGCCAGTACTCTGGCGGGGCAAGTACGAAGACGTGACGTCTGAGTTGATAGAGGAACTTCTTGATACTGAATCAATCCTCGGGGGCACTAAGATTGAAGGTGTGGTAATCAAGTGCTATGACAAGTTTGATTCCAAAGACAAGGTTCTCATGTGCAAGTACGTGTCCGATAGATTCAAGGAAAAACATCGGGGCAATAAGTTTAATCCTGCCCGGTCGGATATTCTATCTGCGATTGGCAGTCAGCTAAGGACGGAGGCTAGGTGGGAAAAGGCCATACAACACCTTAGGGAAGAGGGCAAGCTTACAGAAACTCCAATGGATATTGGAAACCTTATCAGGGAAATACATGAGGATGTTCTTGAGGAAGAGGCAGATTGGATTAAGGACAAACTACTTGACCACTTCTGGAAGAATATCATACGTGAAGTACAGAGGGGATTGTCGATGGAAGGGCATAGTCTATATACGTTAGTAACCGAAGCTCTTAATAGGCAGTTTAGACACGTGATATGTCCTCTGTGTTCTGCGGAGTTGGGTCATTTTATCTGGACGTAGACGGATGCTATCCAAATATACTATTCTGTCCAAGATGCGATATGGGCATTGAGTATAAGATAGCGTTCCCGAAGGAATATAGTCTTAAAAGGCACTGGAAAACACTACTAAATTTTTGGAGGAAGTATAATGAAACGAAGGGAATTGATTCTTTGGTTTTGCTTAGGCGTGGGATGCTCTGCGGTATTCTGGACCCTACTTATTCTAGGTTTAGCTTGAGGCAATATAGGAGATGGGCGGGATAAAACCCGCCCTTTTCTTTTACCCCGATTTGTATACCGCTATCAGTATAGATAATCCTGCCGACAGCAAAGCACCGTAAACTCCTATTCGTACAAGGAAGTGTTCTTTCAGGTGCTTCTCAATAGACGCTCGTATCCAATCCACGTTAGTCTCCACCTTCATTAAACGATCTCGGTCATCCTGTTCCATTACGCTTCACCTCCCTCAGGTCTTTAATGTTCGCGGTCATTACAATCTTGTTTCTTGCGGCCCGCTTCGACTCTCTTATTACGTAGTCTAATAGTGCGGCCTTTCTTTGATCGTCCATGTTATTGTATCCGGGAGTGTCTACAATTCTGGACAGTACGCTGTTGATTAGTTTGCTTGTCTCTTTCTGATACTCACTGTATCTATCGGAAGACAGTCTCCAGTTTCGGTTAAGTGTCCTGCTGATTCCACCAACAGTCACGCCTATTCTGTCCATCTCCTTTCTGATGTTCTTTCCAAGAGAACGCTCCACAAGCTGGCCGGCCTCTCGCTGTCTGGTAGCATCGAACGCGATGTTCCGCCTGTCGAATTGTGCTATTCTTTCCTGCTCTTCTATCTGCGGTTTGTATTCACGCAAAGCGTTCTGAGCCCTAGGCCCTAGTTCTTCCCACTTCCTTCCAAATACATCTATTGCATAGTGATCTCTAAGGTCAGTAAGATCGTCCATCGATGTACGCTCGAACGTCTGGACACCTACTCCGTGGAAAGCCATGGGCAGTGCAGCGGCTGCAGTCTTCATCCCCTCGGTACGATATGCTTCTACCGTATCCTGAATTACAAGAGGAGTTATCTTTTCTAGAGCATACTCAATGAACCCTTCTTTTGTCTTTACTCGGTCCGGAATGGGCTCACCTAAGAAGTCCTTGCCAGTCAGCATTTCGACAGTCAACCCCGCGGGAGGAGATAGCTTTGATTGTATGAATCTTCCGAAGACCTCAAGACGGTCCTTTGTGTATATCTCACCCGTCTTTGTAGACTTGCCCTGTGCTGTAAACAGCTGAGCCGCAGTGCGTGCTATCTGTTGACCTCCACCCCAGATGTCAACGCGGGTTCTGCCCATTTGTATTTTGCCAAAATCTGAAGATCGTGGGTCTCTCTCTACTTTAGCCCCAGCAAGATGAGCCAAGAATAGAATTGTCATTCCTGCAGCAACGAAGGACACTAGTTCCTTAGCAAGAACCTTACTCGCAGGAGAAGCATTGCCCGTCGCGATGTCCGTAAGTGCCTTTACTGAATCACCAATAAGCTGGAATCTGGACCACGAATAACGAGGAGCAAAGAAACCAATGTTTAAGTAGGGGCCGAACTTGTCCAGAAACTTACCAGTTCCTCGTCCGGTAGCATGGTTGATCATCTGTGCGTAGGTATTATAATCCCGCTTAGGTACTCCTTGTCCTTGCCAAGCCTCGGCCTGTGCATCGAATATACTTGCACGTAGACTGTTCATTCCTACTGCAGCGGCACGTTCCGAAGCTCTTACAACTGCGCCCATAATTGGTATGTTAGTAGCGACCAGACTCAGATGAGATTCTTCTCTGCTGGTAAGGGGGCCCTCTAGTTCTGATTCAAACAAGGAAGTAGACTTTCTGAGTCTAGCATACTTGTTTGTAGCAAGTTCCTTCTTAGACATCTCTGCATATTCTGGAGAGAACATTGCCTTGTAGGATTTTACAAGAGCTTCAGACCACTTTACAGGATGTGCAAATGCCCCAAAGATTCCCTGCCTACCAAGAAGGGAGTTATCTGCAGTTGCAAGAAGAGTACGAGGAAGATTGATTACCTCTCTAAAATATCTCAGAATAGCAGGAGTAGTTGCAATGTCTTCTGCAAGAAGTAAGTTCTGTATACCTGCGTCAATACCCAATGCCCTAGACAGTAGTTTAAGTTCTGCCGGAGGGGGGATAAGTCCCTGCTCTAATTGGCTTACTGCACTCATTGCGTTCATGGATTCGAAAGTCTGAAGGTCTGAATGCAGTACTTTCACCTTGAGGTTCTTCCAATCCTGTGCGGAGAACGTATCCTCGCTCATAGGAACATAAACAGACTTTGGCATCTCTCCACGAATCATGGCCTTAGCAGCACGGTTTGCGGCCTCGGGGTCTAGTGTTTCATTCCACACTCTAGTCTTTTCTGCTTCTGCGGCGGCTGTTCTTTTGCCCCGTTCCTGTGTACGTTCAATTTCCGTGATCTTACGAATCTCAGCTACGTCTATCTTCTTAAAGGCTTCATCGAATCTAGATATACTGCTGTCTATATCAGCACCAGTCTCTGCCTCGTACTGCACACCGGGGTCAATTTCTTTTCCCTCGATTACCATGTCAGCCTTCTGTGCCTTTGTAAGACCGTCTGGTCCCGGAGCAGTCTCGTCGATCTCAACGTCCTGCTGGGCAGGAGTATCTACAGGACCACCCTCGTTTTCTATCTCGTCTATCCATGGAACAAGGGAGGTTCCTTTTTTCATTGAGGCGTCTGCAAGAGTACCAATGCCGGCGAAGAATCCGCCAATTAAAGCACCCGCGCCTGCTTCGGCAAGACGACGTTCTGCGAAGCCTTCCTCGATTGGTTTTCCTCGGAGAAGCCTAGGGACTATCTCGCTTGTGGTTCCCTGAAGGGCCTCCTCAAGAGCCTCCTCTGCAGCATTTCTAACAATGCGCATTCCGAACTTGCCACCGGCCTGAATAACCTTCTCCCATGATTTATTTCTGGCAGAAGTGGCGATTGATTTGAGAAGAACACCACCGGTCTTTGTAGTACGCAACACGCTACCGACCTGTGCTACCTCGATAAGGGCATTCACGCCACCTACAATGTTTGCTTCTATATTGGCAGTGTCCTCATCTGCTCCCGTATCAATAGCATTTCTGTATGCCTCTTCTCGCATGATAGAGAATGATGCCAAGCCTGCGCCGAGTTTTGCCCCAAGTCCCGTAAGTCCAGCGACCCCAGTAGCCGCAGCACCAACACCACCAACAGCAGCACCGGCGTAACCACCGGCCATCGCAGCTGCCATATACGGAACTGTAGTGCCGACTAAGGATGCAAACTTATCCATAGTATCTGGGTCGTCTTCTGGTCTTAGGTCTTCTCTGCTGCCCTCTTGACCAGCCCACACCGCAATGTCCGCGGCGTGTTGTCCTATCCACCCAGCACCTACCTCTTTTCTAATGTCGTCTTCTGGCAGTGCGTATGCGGATAGTTTTCTGATACTGGTTGCTGACAGGTCCACAATATTGTAGAACGACTTCTCCATTGAGACAATAAGATTCTCAAAGGCCGTCCTGTCTAGGCCGGCTACTTGTTCCTCAGCCTCTTCCATTGTAACATTCGGGTTATTGCTAGGTAAGTTACTGAATCTCCCCACGTCTGTCTCCTATTAGAACCATCCCGGAAATCTTGTCGGCGGATTATGTACGTAGCCCGGAGCACTTCTAGCCGGGGTCGCCGCAACAGAAGTCATCGTATCCGTGTTCGGAGCATTCTTTTTCCTGATGTCCTCAATCAGCTTCCTTAGCTTCTTTCCATTCCTGTCCTCAATTGCATCCCGGAGGCTTTGCTTATCTTCATTGGATACCGAAAAACTACTTACTAAGGAGGTTGCGTCCTTAACAACATCCTCAAATGTATTGGTCATTCTGGCTTGCGGTGCAAATGGAATATCAAAGGAGGGATCAGGAATTAGAGCCCTATTGATCAGTTCCTGTTGTCTTCGTGCCTTCTGATCTGCTTGAATAATCTCTGCCGCCATTTTCATCTCAGCCGGATTATTATTCTTGACGATGTTTCTTAGTTCTGTCTTCTCCTCGTCGGGAAGATCAGCAGTAGAAAGATGTTCTACTATTGTAGTGGCGTATGGATTCGATACAACCCCCGCCTTTTTCTGCGAGGTAGGACGAATCCTGTTCCACTCTTCTTGTACGGCTTCCTGATTAACCGGAGGTCTAGTATTGTCATAGAACTCCTCTCCGTTTATCGTCATTATCGGGCCACCTTCTTGTATGAGATCGTCTTCTCCGCTCGGAAACAGACCACTCAAATCATCTCCGGTCTGATGGGGCACAGCTGGCTGGTCCATAAGAGTTCGGATTCTGTAGGTATCATAGGTCTTCTGGCTAATTTCTTTATTCTCAAGAGCCATACGAAGGGCGTCTAATTTTCTCTGCCTCTCCTGCTTTATCTTTAACTCTGCCTGAAGATTCGCCTCGAAGTCAACTTCCTTGCGTGCTTGAATCAGGTCAAAATCATGACGAGCACCTAGCTCCATCTTTTCCTGCTCCCACGCCATTGCCCTTTTCTGGGACTCCGTACTCATCCACGAACTGAATTCAGCAAGTTCCTTGCGGGCCTGTATTTCTGTGTCAAGACGTCGCTGTGCGGCAGACTGTTGCATCAGTTGCATGGCCATTTGCTGATTTCTATCAGCGGCCTCTCTCCGTGCTTGCGCCTGTCCGGCCTGAATACCAAGCTGGGCATAGTCGCTAACGTCTCCATAAGTCACCCTGATTGCGATGTTACACCTCTCTTTCGTGTACTATTGCATGGCAGTTCCTACAGAGTACCACACACTTTCTGGCCTCTGTTACGAACATTTTCTTATTTGAAAGATTGAACCCCGCTCCTGCTATTGTACTAAGATGTCCCTCTTTAGCGGAAGAATCAACGTGATGAAAACAATATATTGATGGATGATTAAGGTCTAAAATACCACACTCACTACAACCTCCGCACCGCTTAACAAATAACAATTTAAAGGAGTTCCATCTCTGTCTCCTGCGCTTGTTATTTTTACCCCCCTCTTTCTTCCAGCACGTCACACAAAAATTTGTCCTCTGTATTCTATCCTTCCGGACGCATACTTTCCTATCAACTATATCAAAACTCTTTCCACACTTTATGCACTCTCCGACCAACTTACTTCTTCCTGTGAAGGGAGTAGGCGGGGCGGAGTCCAGTCTTGGTTTTCTTTTCCCAGACATCAGAATCCTATTCTTCCCTCCTGCTTTTTGTCGTCTGGCCGTTAAAGCCTCTTCCGCAGTTACGAGGTTAATCGCCACGTTTGTCTCCTATTAGTTAAAGTGTAATACACATCTCGCAAGGATATGAGTTCCTGCCCCGCCCGCTGCTGCCGTTTCAATACAATGTCCGACCTCTTGGAAGTGAGTCGGAGCCTCTACTGGGTCCGGGTTAGTAGCGTCTGCGTATCCTGCCTCAGAGTCGGAGGTCTGTACCCAATTCCCTCTAGTTGCCGCAGTGTTATCTTCCATAGCAACGTCTGCTATTCCAGCAACAACTACCCATGCTTCAGAGCCGTCGGCTACTCCACTCTCTAAAAATACACCAACGCACTCCTCATCTCCAGCAGCGACAAGAACAACAGCGTCATTAGTTGCTGTATCCGCCTTGACCAGCTGTCCGGCCACGGAAGCGGAACCCGTCTCGTTGGTCAGTTTGATCGCGTATCCACCAATTTCTGTTAATTTAGATTTTGCTGCAGCAGCGGGAGCGTCATAATACGGCATCCAACGATCAGTGCCGTTTATTTTAATTTTGGTGAAGCCCTGAATTGAATTGCCCGCTGTCCACGTTGACAGATTCTTTGAAGCCCCGGCTTCCGACGTTCCCTCATAGTCCAGAAATGCGTAGTCCACGTCGGCCTGCACTAATCGCAGTGCAGGCATCGCCCCGGTCGATGACTCTTGATTAGAGGTCAGCTTCGCATCAGCTACTTTTTCACCGAGCGACAATGTTTTTTTAATCCAGCTTGAGCCGCGAGAATTAAATCCTATTGCCTCGGCGGTTTCATCGGAAAATGACACGATGCCGCCGCCAGCAGCGTCCTCGCGGATGCGGAAAATCCGCCCTGTTCCAGAACTGCGATTAACAAACAAAACGTCAAGGGCAGCTCCGGGTGAATCAACTGTCAGCGTCCCATCAACAGTAGCACTGCCGCAATCTAATGTGCCGGACACGTCAAGATTAGTGAGCACGGACACATTGCCTGCCGTGCCAGTGATTTTGAAGATTTCTCCATTGTGGTCGTCCCGGATAGAAAAATCATCGTCTTGTACAAGAAGCATGTATTCGCCTATTGTACCGTCCGAATCGGCGGGAGTGCGGAGATAGGAGCCGCCGTATCCGGTAGCCCCGCCATAGAGGTACAGATAGCCGCGTGTCGTATCCTCTACGCCACAGCGAAGATGCCCGGCCGTCGTCTCTATGTTGCCGCTTGCAGTGATTTTTCCAGAGGTCAACAAATCCTGTGCGGCATTAGTCCAATCAATATGCTCATCAGAATCATAATTTA